TGCGTAAGCAAGGCTCTGATGAACGCAAGGTTGCAAAGCAAATACAGCTGACATGCCAACAGTTCGGTATCGAAATAATACCGGACTTCATCGAACCTGAACCCCCATACACACAGCTACAACTAGCAGAGATGGGCTACTATCAAGGAAGGAGATAAACCATGCAAGCAATCACAAAAAATAGGCAACTAACCATTTTGCAGGAAATAAGGGAAATGAAAAGGGAGATACAAAAGCTACAAACAAGCCGTCAAGAAACAAAAATAGCTACCCTTGCCAGCCTGCAACTAAGCAAAGCGGATTTGTTAAATATACTTGAACACAATTCCAAGTTAGTCACTTGGGAGCGGATGGAAGATTTTGTTATTAGTGTAATCGATAACGTCCCCGCAAGCATAGAATCCACCAACTACGAAAAGATATTACACCTTTCAAGAGCAGCATACTTGCAGGGCTTTGAAAACGCAGTTGAAACTTATTCAGAGGCAGTAGACATGAAATTACAAGAAGCCAAGGGCGAGTAAATGAAATCGAGAAAGGGAAAACACAAAAAACGGTTGAAATATACCGTTTTTTGTGTTATAATTATGGAAAGAGGATAAAAAAGAAATAAGGGGGATAAAATGACCACAGAAATTGCAATCAAGGGCAAAGAGTTTAGCGACACCGAGAAACAAGCCATAATAAAGTTTACAGATGAATTGACTGCGGTGTGTTCCAAAGGAGAGGGTTTTGACTGCCAGTATTGTAGGTTTCATCTGTTTTGCTATACACCGCCCAAAGGTTGGACTTCGGAACTTACAAAATCGGTTATCCGTTTTATTGAGTTGGACGAGGTTTGGCGTATGGGCAAAGAGAACCGTGATTAGTGATGCCGTTACATTTATAATGTGAATATTTTGTGCCTTCGACTAATGCAGGGCAGATAGTAGAATCCACTAATATTTTTTCATTATTAGCCGTGGTCGTATATTCGTCAAAATATTGAAAGTGGAAGCCGTATTTATAACATTTAACAAGCCGTTGAACATATCGCATATTAGTCAACCCCGCTTTTTTCGCCAATTTTTATATTTTCCCGATTTTATGCGTCTATCTTCTGGTTTTGGTGTGTTAGACGGTATAGCCCATTGATTGCCTATTTTAATGGCAGATATGCGACCATTGGAAATAAGTTTACGAATATTGCCGACATCGAGATTGTGGAGGTTTCCGAACTGGCTAACCGAAAGATATTCAGTCATTTTTTCTTCTCCTTTCTAGATTGATAAATTTCAATCGAAAAAATCGCAATATTTAAAGCCGTGAAAATAAAGAATATTATGGAAAAACTCGATAAAAAACCTATTATTGTATAAATAAACTGCAATATCAGTAATGTATTTGTAACTTTAGAAAACATGACATTCTTATCAAAATGAGATATAATATAAGGGGAGTTGCTCCCTCCCCTTATTTGGATTAACCTAAAATTGCTTTAAGTGTTAGTAATATGTTTAATATTCCTGCGATAATTCCAACTATCAAAGCTATTATTTGCAGAAACACCTTTGTAATTTCTAGCGTTAATCCTTTTTTCTTACTAGCTTTTTTTGAAATTCTATATTTTCTTCTCATTTTGTTTCCTCCTTTCAACAATTATAATACCACGTATTAGTGTAAATGTCAAGTGTTTTTTTGGAAAAAACTACACAAACAACAAAAGCGGTCTTTCGACCGCCTTTATTGTTTGTTTCTGCCCTATTTGCCTTATCTTCTGGTTTGTTGCCCTGTGTTAAGTGAAAAGGGCTGTATTATTTCGTATGTATTTGCTATAACGTTGATTGTTTGTTCGAGAACATTAGCGTTTACCCCTCCACGTGCTAAGGGGGCTGTGCCGCTAATTGTACATTGTGAAGCCTTGAATCTGTGTAACCCTAGTCGTGAGTTTGGGTCTTTGTTTTCTCCAAAAACGTCAAAATAGTAATTTTGGACATTACCGTATGCTATATCTAGTGCCAGTTGACTGAAGAAGTTTTCATCAAAGCCATAGTAGTACGTGATTGTGCCGTGTATCTCGTGGGCTATATGTTTAGGCATTCGTCCACCTCGTTTGCCAATCCAGTCTATCATTTCTTGGTCGAACTCCAGGTTAAATTCGTAGTCTCGAATACCTGCCCATATTTGATTGCCGCTTTCAGACATTACAAACATCTCGCCTTCACGACCCCTTACCACATCACTTGCGTAAAAAGCGTTCATTATACCGATACCCCCTTTCTAAGAATCCCATGCTTGTATGCGTACAAACCCAGTCAAATACAGACGTTTCATTGTGCCTACAGGCATTATGTGAAGGTTAACTACTACATCGCTTAACTCTTCCCCTTGTGATACTTCTATATCTTGTGTTCCCCTGTAGTTTTGTATCATGCCTACAGACTGCATTGTTTGCATAAAACTGTCTATATCTGCTCGTAGCAGTTCACGCCCCGTTTCTGTGTTCGGTACTGCCCCCATGTATTTAGAAACCCACGCCCTAAAAATACCCTCTTTTATTGTGTCCAGTACCCTTATAACTTTGTTGTCCCTAAATTCCTCATTGCGTAGCATGGTAAATGTGTGCAGCGTATTTATATCTTCTTCAAGCCCAATATCATTTACACGACTTGTACGGATTGGCGGAGTTCCTCGTTTTAGGTTATGCTCTATTTCACGGCTTGTAAATTTTGGGCTATAGTTTGTTACGTTTGGAATAAAGCAGTTGGTTAGGTCGTCTTGCCCTGTCGCTCCTGCTGCTGCCCCTGCAAGCCACAAACAAAGCCCCTTGTTGCCATAATCTGTACCTAAAATTTCTAAGGAACTAGGTGACATTATAGCACCGTGGAAATTCGGTTTTATATGCCCATATAGCAACACACACTGAACTCCACGATTTTCTGTTTCCCTTAACTCTCGTATAAAGTTTACGGCATTTGCCATTATTGTTGCGTTATTCGTTGTAACTGCCACGGTTTGCCATACATTGTCATTATATAACGCACGGTTAAAATCTAACCAGCGTGTTGCATAGTCGCTTTTACCGTTTGTACCGCCGTCCAATGGCTTGCTTAACAAAGGCTCGGGGATGCCTGTTCCGTCAAATGTTACATAATCGTTGTCTTCAAGGTCATCCAACACTTCTACACTCTGAATGTCAACTATATTTGTCGGTTCACCCTGTGCATTTATTGAAAGTGCCGTTATAACTGTGTAGGTCTGTGCTTCATCTGGTTCAGTATTATCTTCTTGTACCGCTATTATTATATTATTGCCAAAGGTGCCTGTATATTTAGCGGTAACGGTAAGCTCTCCTATAGTTGCAGTAGCTTTTGTGCCGCCTATGTTTAAACGCATTATTTTTGCAGTGTGTGGGCTTATATGTCGCCCCAGTCTTGTTGTTGCACCGTTAAACAGAAGGGATATGTCCATGCTTTCATCTGTTAATGCACTAAAGCCAATATAGCGTTCACTGCCGCCACGTATAAAATCCATTGCAGACACTTCTATAAGGTCGCTTTCCGAACCCCAGGGTAGCTCTAGCATAGCACAAACAACACCACGTTCCCCAATCCTCATCGTTGGGCGTGGGACGCTTATAAACTGCATTCTTGCACCCGGTCTTTTTAATCGGCGCAAGATTGGAACCATTCCAGGTATTCCTGACATTTTTTTGTACCTCCTAAAACCTGCGTTTGCTATATGGGGGACGTGTTTGGGGCAACGTCCCCGTATATCTTAACCTTTTGCCGCTCTAAACAGTCGTCTGTGCGTGTTCATTTGCGATATGTATTTATTTTGTAACTTTTCCAATACACCTATTATATCAGCAGGGGAACTGAAAGTTACGCTTACCCCTTCTTCTGATACGCTTTTTGCTTCTCCAACTCCTGTGCTTGACAATGCTACATAGTGCTTTGCACCATCTACCACCATGGGTATCCATACAGAATACACTAAAGCCTGTGGCATTGTGTGCTGGTTAGTATAGTTTAGTATCTGCTGCTCTACAGATTTTATTATAAAACCAAGCATTTCATCATCAATGCTTTCAAGGTCTGTAAATAGCCGTGCTTGTTTTAATATTTCTTTGTGTTTTTCTGTCATGAGGTTTTTACCCCTTTGTCGGACTTATTGTCTTTTTTTGGTTTTGCTGTTTCTGGTGTTTCTGGTGCTTCTAGCGGTAAAGGTGGTGTTTCTGGTGTTTCTATAAACCTACTTGAGTTTTTTAGCCAATTTTCTATCACACTTTCGTTATTGCTTTTTAGAGTGTTCTTTGTTACCTTGTCATAAACGGTCATCATTACACCTCTGTCCAGAATATTGTATCGGGCATTACCGCTGTTGCAGTTATAGCATATGCGGTTTTTAGGATAGTTGCATAACTGTATGGGTCTATAGCTACTGTGTAGGGTAATATCAGTTGTGGCATTGCTATTGCACCCCTCGCCATTACCATGCGATTGACATTTGACGGCAAGTAGGGGGTCGGATATACTCTAACACCATTGTGTTCTATGAAATTTTCGGCAGCCGAGTTTACATTGGCGTTTTGCATATCTCTGTTAATACTTATACGGAAAGCACTGTAAGCGGCATCGTCCATCACCATGTATATCATAGAACGGTCTATCCCTTTAAAAAACTGGTTCTCTAGGGTAGTTAGGTTAAGCACTAGGTTTTCAAACTGGTGATCTGGTGTTGTACCCGCCACCGATACACGTGTACCGGCATTACGCCCCGTTAAAAAGAAATCTTCCTCACGGTCACGTGCCATTGTGTCGGAATGGCTTGTATTGCGACCTGTTATTACCTCATTAAAAAAGGCAGGCATTGTGCGTTGGTCAAACTGTTCAAATTCTTCTACTATTTCTAAACGTTTCTTTATTTCTACCAAAACTGTTTTCTCTTTTAAAGAAACGCCCTTTAAGTTGGCTCTTGCACTTCCGTATTCTTGAGATTGGCTGTTTGCATACCTCGCTGCCCTAACAGAACCCGATCGCAAAGTCCCTGATAGGCTAGCATTTCTCATTACTGGCGATATTGTACGTCTTTGGTAGTTTGCTATCAATGCACTATAGGCTTGCTCCATTAGTGCGTTTGTTTCTTTGCTCAATTGTGCCACATTTAAAGATTGTTGATTATCTGACATTGGCTTACCTCCATATTAAAAAATTAAAAACTTTCCATAAGTACAAGAGGAGTGCCGTCTTTTTCCAGCTCTTGTTTGCTCTCCGCAGGTACTTGTTTTAGTTTTGTGTCTATGCCGTTTTTTATACCTTCTTTTACTAGCTCTGCCATTGTACCCTTAGGGAAAAATTCATATTTAGCGAAAAGCAACGCTCGTTCCCTCGCTTCGTCTGCTGATGTTTTGTAAAGGTCAAGTCCTGCATTAAATAATTCGGCTGGAATCTTGCTTTCCTCTAGCACAACACTAAGCTCTTTTGTGAGTTCACTTATTTCCTCACTGCGTGCTATTTTGGTTCTTAACTCATCGGCTTCTCGCTTGTAAAGCTCTGCTAATTCTTCGGGTTTCATTATTTTTTCTTTTTCGGCACGGCTCAAATTAGCTGTTGCCAATTGCTGCTGGCGTATTCTTTCTTTTTCTTTTGCAACGTTTGCCGCCTTGGTTCGTTCCCTGTCTATGAGGGTCTGCAATTGCTTGTCTGTTTTCAAAAGCTCTTCATAGTTCAAAGGTTCTACTTCCTGCTCTTTTGGTTGCACTTCTGCACCTGTTGTTTCAATCGGCGGCGTTGTTGTTTCGTGTTCTTCTCCTTCGCTAAAAAGTTGTAAATTTACTGGTAATAAAAGTTGATTCATCGTTTTTTCTCCTTTTTTCTTAATTCAAACCCATGTGGTACTCTTCCCACAAGTGCCTTTCTTTAAGCCCATGCGGTACTCTTCCCGCAAGTGCTTCTTCCTTAATTTTAGTATAGCATAAAATCAAGCCCTCGTAGTCCATTCTTTTCCAAAATACGCCTTTTTAGCAAAAGAATGGACTATGCAGGGTTGTTTATCTGTTATAATTATGTATAGTGCATAAAAGCAGGGAAAGGATTACGACATGATACCAGCACTAAAAAATGAAGTATCAGTTCAATATCAAGCTAATATACAACCGTCTTTGACATATCGAATGATAGACGTTATGGCGGTGAGTGAAGCAATGGACACAACAGATATTACAGGGGATATTGACGGTTTGGAAGCGTTAAAGCAAACCTGCGAACACATACTGGGTACAGAACGTGGGCGTTATCCTATTTATTCTGCCAATTATGGAGCAGAAATGGAGCAATTTAAAAGCAGGGGTTTTCTTTTTTTGAGGGCAGTTATACCGCAAGTTATACGGGATGCATTAACACAAGATGATAGAGTGACTAATGTAGTTATGCGGCAGATAACCCATGAGGGGATAGATGGGGCTAGTGTGCTGTTTGACATTATTTCTCCGTTGGGAGTGATAAGCAACTTTAATTTTGGGGTTAAACATCGGTAGTTGACAAGGAGGGCAATATGAGTAATGAATTGGTTTTTATTAAAAAAGATGATGTTTTTACGGACAGTTTAATTATCGCACAAAACAGTTATAATGACCACCGAAGTGTAAAAAATCATATACAAGCACATGAAGCTAAGTTTTTGACACTTGGTAATTTACGTATTTCAAATACGGAAATAAATCGGGCAGAAAAACGAGGCAGAAAAGAAGAAATTTATCAACTAAACGAACCACAAGCGAGTTTTTTAATAACTCTACTAAGGAATACAGAAAAAGTTGTTGATTTTAAACTTGAACTAGTTACAGAGTTTTACCGTATGCGTAAACTGTTGTTAGAACGCCAGTCTGCTCAATGGTTAGAAGCGAGAAATCAAGGCAAGTTAAGTCGCAAAAATGAAACAGATGTGATATTAACAAAACTAATACCACTAGCCGAAAGCCAAGGTAGCAAAAATGCAGATAAGTTATATATGACATACTCCAAACTTGTGAATAAAATGCTCGGTATACCAGTAGGGCAGCGTGATAAGCTGCCTTACAGATATTTGTCTGCAATCGACCTATTGGAGCGTGCAATAGAAAATATAATATTGAGCGAAGTCGATAAAGGCACGCATTATAAAGAAATATATAAAATTTGTAAAGTGAAGTGTGAGATATTAAGAGAGTTATCATTTTTACCAAAACTTGAAGTATTGCAAGCAGACATAGCTTAGGAGTGAAGAATGGACAAGGCGCAAATTGATAGCTTTTTAGGCGATTTACGAACCACAAGTAGCGACCCGGATTTTATCGAGCATGTACGCTATATATTGCAATCGGTTAGCGATATGGGTTGGCGGCGGCATGATTATGTGGAAGCGATACGTGCTATGCTTGAAAGAGTGCCAGCGGAGCGTGATAGGCGGCAGTCTTCTATTGTGTTTAATACTCTTGCACCAACTGCAATGGAGCAGACACAGATGGCTATTACTATAGATATTCATCGTGAGCAGAAAAATCTGTTGACTGCCCAAGGAGCGGCGTTGGATAGGTTCGGTGATAATTGGACACTACCACGCCAGCAGGCTACAAAAGCATTACGCATTATTGAGCTTGCGTTGCGTAGCACCGCTCTAAACTTTGACATTGCTACAGAGCTTGCAAACGCACGCTTTATGACAATAGATACGGGAACGCCCTTGTTTTTTGATTTCCATAGCGTAACAGATGATGGTTTGGTATTGGTGGAATGCGAGGAGTATGGTGGAATAGGAAACAATTACACAGGTGAGATGCTACCAGCTGTAACTCTAAACAATGTTGTGCGAGTGACAATGACAGGTATTCAAATACCAGGGCAAAACACAGAAACAGACAAGCGGTACAGGCGGCGGCTTATATGGCATTTAGCCAATCGCCCCTTTGGTGGCAATATTGCTCATTATGTGCTTAGAACACTTATTATTGACGGTGTTGGAGATGTAGTTGTTTTTCCTTCTTGGCAAGGCGGTGGCACGGGTAAGATTGTACTGTTGGACACAGAATATAACCCTGTTAATGAGCAGTTTATGGAGATTGTAAAAAACACGATTGACCCACGAATGTGGGAAGGTCACGGGATGGGTGGTTTTATAAAAAAGGCGAATGTTAAAAATATAGTGCGGACACAGCTAGATGTGTTAAGTGAGTTCAACTTTGACGGTATATTGTTTGAAGATGAAAATATGGGGATAGCGCCCATGGGTCACAATATTACCATTGACACCCCACACCGCATATACATAGATGTAGAGATAACTGTACAGCTTGGCAGAGGTGTCTTACCTGGGCAGGCAGAGGAGATTATTCGCAGGCGTGTAGTTGATTACATAGAGCGGATAAAAAACATGTTTGCCGATGAATGGCAACACACGCTGCTTTTGGGTGAAGGAATAACTCATGAAAAGATACCCGACAGCAATATACCTATCCAACATCATGTGTTTAATTTGCGTATATTCCGCTCCGAAATAAACGCTTTAGCTATACAAACACGGTTAGTTGTGGATGTGAGCAAAATATTAATTAATGGCATAGATAGCGATTTGGTTATAGTTCAAAACCAAAATGAACAGTATCTACCCTATACAAGAAATGTGGTGATACACTTTGATTAGAAACCATATAAACACGCAGATTTACAACCGAGATAGATTAATGGATACCGTCTTGGATGCAGTGCAACCAAGTAGTACAGCACTAGAGAATGCCATTGAACAGGTGTATCTTGATTTTTTGCCAAGTACAGCAACTGTTACAGGGATAGAAACATGGGAAGAGATATTAGGCATAATACCCGACCTGCATTATCAGGAGTTAGAAGACCGCAGGGCTACCATTATACGCCGTTTATCTATCCGTACCCCGTTAACTGAGCAGTGGTTTAGAAATTGGCTAGACAACCGCTTTGAAAGGCTGTTTTTGATAGACATAGATTATATAGCCCTTGTGCTGTGGTTGTCTGTGCCAGTTGCAACACCAATAGAGTTGCAGCAGTTTAGAGCCGAGGTGCAACAGATAATACCTATCAATCTTATGCTAATGATACGCCGCCTTGTTTTTGGTTATCCAATAGACGATGTGAAGATACTAAAAACGGTAACGACACGACACATGCCAGTACAGCACACCGAACCATACCACATTCAGCCTAAGGTAGATACGGTTAGACTACACAAAACCGTAGTTACACGCCATATTCCTGTACAGCGTACAAAACCGTATGGTATTAAATCTAAGGTAGATAAGGTTAAGGCACAACAAGCGATTGTTTCACGTCATATGCTTGTGGTACGTGCTGAACCGTATAACAGGCATTTTGAGGTAGAAAATATCGAAATCTGCAAAGTTTCTGCTGTTTTGAGGCATATGACTTTACAACGTGCTATGCCCTGGCGTGAACCACTGATTTACGGTGAGGGATATTACGGGATGCACTCGATATATAAAGAGGTGGACAAATGAGCAGTAGAAATAAAAGACAGACCATAAAGGCAAGTGATAATCCAACATTTAACAAGGAGTTACCAAAACTACTAGACGGGCAGTCTGCACAGGCTGACGGAGATATGTATACAACAAATGCGTTAAATCCACGGCTGCAAATGTTAATGGATAATTTTAACTATCTGAACGAGACTACACAGGAGGCTTGTAAAATGGCTGAAGATATGACTTTGCTAACATTAGCGAATCAAACAATGAAACACGTACTAAACACAAACAACCCACACCAGACCAACAAAAACCACGTTGGGCTTGGCAATGTGGACAATACAAGCGATATAGACAAACCCATCTCCCTTGCCGTTACGGAAGTCTTAAAAAGCAAACAGAGCTTACAACCAGATTTGGTGCTAGCACATGCAGGGCTTGACTTCAACACTCTTACAACTCCAGGATTTTATGAATTTTTCCCTGTACCTCCTGCGGTTATGCCCGGCGGGTTTCCGAATGCTCCAGTAATTGGTCAAAACTACCAATCGCTTGTGTTGCATGTTTTTAAGGGAATAAATACAAACGTGGAACAAACGCCTGTGATTTATCAGGTGGGTTACGCAATAGCTACAGCTGGGGGTGGTGTGGTTGTACGTGCCAGCAGGGATAACGGCGTTAGCTGGACACCGTGGGGTTCTGTTCATGTTATTAATAGTCTTTCCAATACAAGCACAACTGCCGCACTGTCTGCCGAAATGGGTAGACAGTTGAGAGTATCTAACAGGGAAGGTGCATGGACACCAACATGGGCAGGTACAGCAGGAAGATTTACACTTGCCAATCACGGGTCACAGTGGTCAAAAGCTGGTAATGTTATATCTATAGCTTTTGATATAACACTAACTAGGGCGGCGACAGGCACTACAAACCTTATTTTCGGGGGGCTGCCCTTTGCGGAAAATCGTTTAAACAGCGTTCCAGCGGGGAACGTCACAATCGCAACGCAAGCAGCCACCGCACAAGCATTCATAAATATAAACAGCAATCAAATAACGCTTGTAAATCAAACGCATGGCAATTTTACCGCTGCAGATGCAGGCATAGGCAACAATGTAGGGAATACCGCCCGCATACGTGGCGGTTTCGTATATCGTGTGCCGTGGGCATAAAGAAAGGAGGACAAAGATGATATTAACAACAGGGAAAGCGACAGGCAACTTGGTCGAGAAAATAACGCTAGACGGCTTAACGGAAAATTCTGTAAGCATTGAAAGACAAATGCACTATACAGACGGTACAGAAAGTGTGCCGATAGGTGAAGCACACCGCAGGGCTTTTGTAAACAGCCCGAGTGACAGAAAAAACCTAAATAACTACGATATTGCAGAAAATTACATACAAGCAATATTTGATGTGTGGGGTAAAACTGCCACACTAGAAGATATGGAAAACACCTACGAATAGGAGGTAAGCAGATGCTTTATTCCGAGGAGCTACAAAAAGATAGTACAACAGCTGTGTGTACCTGTGACCCACCGTCTAGCACAGCAACACCCAACACACGAAAGCGTACTAGGAGAAGACATAAAAAAGGCTGTCCGTGTGCAAAACTGCCGAAAGAACCGAAAGAACCGAAAGAACCGAAAGAGCTTGAAGAACTTGAAGAACTTGAAGAACTTGAAGAGTTGCCCGTAGAACCGCCAACGGAGTACCCAATAATAGAGTATCCAAAAGAAGAAGACGATAAGCTCTCTTGTTCTTGCGATGCACCTTCCACAGGAACACAAGGCACAGGGCATCGTAGACGTAGAGATAGGCATAGACCAGGTTGCCGTTGTGCAACAGTGCCATCCGTGGAGTATCCCGAAGAGTATCCGGAAGAGTATCCCGAAGAATACCAACCACCAGTCTTACCACCAACGCAACAGCAGATAGAGCCACGTTTTCATTCCATAGTAACACATGTTGGTATGCAAATGGCGTTTGAGGCATTGCAGACCGAACAGCGTATAGAAACACTTGAAACTGTGCTGGTGGGTAGCGGGCGTGCAGAAAACCCCTTTTTTGCAACGGGAGTTGTTGAACCTATCCCAGGTAGCAGGGGTATGGTTATGCAAGACGAACGCATAGAAATAGAGTTAGAGGATAATTCCCTCGGCTCTTTTGACCAACAAGCACGTAAGGTTATAGTTCACGTGTTCAATGCAAATGCAGATGAGGGTACTTCTGTAACAACCCCAACTTTTATAAGAGAAGTGGCACTAATGGGGCGTTTAGGGGACAGAGAATTTGTATACGCCTATTTGTGGTTAAACGAGAACAGTGCAGATATATTAACCGCACTGACCCCGCCTGTAATGAGCAACACCCCAGGGATAGCCGACACAGAAATTAGGTTTGAAGCTATTATATCCATGTTACCGTTTGTGCAGGATAGGCTACTTTTAACCATCGGCTTGGGCGGTAGGGGTGGTGGTCATTTAATAAACTTGACTGATACTGATATACCCCCTGCAAATACCCGCTTGCATAAGCGTATACTCCGTCCGTTTGTTGGGTACTTGCCAAATGGGGTATGGGTAGGACCAAAAACAGAGGATACACCAACAGGCGACAACCCCGCAACCAACCCGCAAGACACACCAACCAACCCACAACCCACTGCTCCCCCAACATGGGACGGCAGCTACAAATGGGACGGTACACTAAACTGGAATGGCGAAAAACAGCCGAAAGGAGAACAATAATGCGACCAAACTACAAACTAAACGAGCAACACAAATATGACCCAAACATCCCACAACTACAAATACCCGACCCAATCCACGCCGATGATATGAATATGCGGCTTGAACAAATGATAAACAATACCCATGCACTGTATAACCAATTACCCATTTCGGG